GCTCAACCCGACACCCCACCCGTTAATGTTGCCGTTCATGTCACTGTTTGTGATGAGCGATTGACGCGTTGGGATTGGGTGGTTTTGAATTGTAGATGCCGAACGCAATAACGATTGAACGTCGTTGTAGCTTAGATTTACCCCCGCATCATTGAGATAGTAATTGGCAGGCGCGGAAAGCGTAGTTTCAAGCGATACGTTGTCGTTGAGATCGAATGTCACCTGATTTAGAGAAACCTCATGGACCCCACCTGTGAAGAATGAGCGCAGATGGTGCTTTAACACCTGCCCGCCCTCATGCCTGATTGGTGTGACCCAATGTTGGTTGATCACAATTTTTGAGCGCGGGTAGGAAGCTTCCGCGTATGTGATCCAGTCACCAGACTCAAATCGACCGCCGTTGAAAAGCAATCGAACGCCGTCCGCAGAAATCCGGACATGACCGCCAAGGTTGTACGTGAACGAAGTCCCGTAAAACTCAAACTGGTGCGCAGATCGCATGTGAATGTTGTCACCATTCCCGTTATTGAAGAAACAATCGTGGAAGGTGGACAGCTCAAACGCATCGGTTGCGGCGGCTGTTGACGTGATAATACCTGTGTTCGCTCTCGTGATGCGCAAGTTTCTGTGGCGCACGCAGAAAGTTTTGTTGTTCGTGTATTGAAGCCCCTGATCAAAGTCATAGGCCATCATTCCGCACAACTCTGTCAGCATCATGTACTGATTCGAGGGTGCGCCAAGGTCTGCGCCATAAAATCCGTCAGCGTTACCGATGCGCATAAACGCGCCGCCTGAGGTGTAGTCGCTGTAAGCAACTATTGCACCATTGTCCGTATCGAACACTTTACCCTGGTTGTGGCTTGACTCTCGGCCTTGATCAAAGACCCACATATCGTTACGAATCCAGAACAACGGAACCGCAAGGCCATTGCAATCGATGTTTACCCCGCCAAGAACTCGGAACTTTGCATAGGGTGGTACGTTGATGGTTGCGCCATCGTGCGTGTAGTTGCCTCCGGGGATTTCAACAACAAAGCTGCGACCTTGGCGGGTTGATGCGTAATCAGTTATGTCGGCAACTGCGTTACGCATGGCTTGGGAAAACCCCGCGCCTGTTGCGGCGTCAAGCCCGTAGTACTCCAGCGACCGCGTAGTCATCGCACCAATGCCACTAGCCTGCAAAGCCGCCCGGCTCGCATCGTCCAGCACCGTTTGGCCGGTGGAGTTGGTCTCAGCAGTAATCGGGATGCCACCAGACCATCCATTCAGCTCAACAGAGGCATTGCCAATCTGCATCGACACAGTAATCGACTGCAACTCATTGAGCGGGCCGAATGTTCGTCGCGTGCCATTTGGGCCAATTGGCTGGATGTTGCCGTTTTGATCGACAACCTGACCAATAGATCCGCCAGGAGCAATAACGACAAATGACGAGTTATCCACCTGAGCGGTGAACGTCTTAGATGAGCCTGCTGTAATCGTTGCCATCTTTATTCCTCTGCCTCTTGGCCCATTGGCTCAATTCCTGCGGTTTCTGGTTGCGCCTGCTCGTACTGCTCAGGCTCTTGCATTGGCTCTTGTTCAGGAGCCTCCTGCTCTGCCATTTCGTGTTGTTGCGATCCATCTGGGGCCATTGGGTCACCCGGAAGCGGATCAGGCTGCATCAGCATTTGATTGATCAAGTCACGGACGATTGCTTGGATCTGATCGTCGTTTGCGCCTGTCACCTTGAGCCGGTCTGTCTCGGCCTGGTATGCCTTGATGTCAAGTTCACGCAACTTGGATTCGGCAGAGCGCTTGGCGTCTGCTGCTGCTGACATGGCCTCGTCTGCATCGTCTTGCGCTTCCTTGGCATGCTGGATAGCTTCTTGCAGCGCTTCTTGCACTTGCTTGAGTTGCTGCGCCATCGCTGCCGGGTCTGGCCCTTTTTCGCCGCCTTCGGGCTGCAAGATTGCTTTGACAGCAGGAGGAGCCATAGACGCCATGGCTTGGGCAAACTTGTCAGAGCCAGGGAAGTCCAGCGTTTGAGCCCAGAACGGCGCAACAACTGGCGCCATTTCCTTGTTGCCGCGCATGATCTCGGCGAACGCTGCATTGGTCTGCGTGCGTTGCGTGCTGTAGCTGGCGCCAGTGACGACCCGAACACCGTACTTGCCAACCCGAGGGTTGATCGTCACTTCACCACCAGGTTGACGCGCAAACGCCTGCTTTTGCTCTGGGTCTACGCCGATCTGCCCGGAAGAACCATCCACGCCCATGATCGGCATTTGACGGCGCGTATCAGCCAATCGTGCGTCCATATCCATGACGATGCGGCCCAAGTGCCCAAGCGATGCGGACAGATGCGATGGGAAGTGCGCATTGCTCGCCTCGCCTTGCTGCTTGCGTGATTCGATGGCAACGCCGCTGGTTTCATTCGAAGGCGCACCCAAGTTGGCTTGATAGATGCCGACCGACGCCTGAATGTCACGCAGCGCAGCCTCTGCACCAGCCATGTGATCAATCAGTGACGATCCCGTCTTGATCAACGTAGGCGCAGAAACAGCGCCCATCTCGTCCATGTCATTGAATGGCAAGAAAGCACGCCGCTGAACTTGAGCACGGTCCCAGATCGTTTCAACGCCAGCCAACGCACGCTTAGACGCCATCAACTGAGCACCAGGCATCAGCAACTCGCTCTTGTGGTAGTTGTAAGCCTGTTGGGCGCTGCGGGCTCGGCGAGGGATACCGCAATACTTCATGCGGCCATCGACAAACGACACATAGCCGTAAACCGGGACGATCCCGATGTAGTCGGCTGGGTATTCGCTTTCTTCCAGCACATCACAACCGGACATCCGGCGCCATTTCACAACGGCTTTTTTGTCCTTGTACGTTCGGTCGTAAGGCAACTGAGTCATGGCCGCTTTGCAGGCTGTCCAATACTCATCCTCAGTCCCGGCAACTTCTTGCCCCATCTCGTCGGTGTAGACGATGATGTTCCGCGTCACATCTTCGCGATACCACTGCTCGGCTACCAAAATGGACTTGCGCGAGTCGTTTCGACGCTGCTCTGGATCTCCAAAGTCAACCGCATCTTTCTTGGGCCATTTGCGCTCGAAATACTTTGGCGCAAACGATGTAAGCAAGAAGCCGAATTCAGCGTCTGATCCATCTGTCTCGGTTGACCACGGGTCAAAGATCACCTTGAGAGGATCTGGCTCAGAACTGATGCGCGGCGCCTGGTAGCCCAATGCGCGGTCGATGTACTCAGGCCGTGCGATCAGATAGCCGACACCTGCGCGGGCCGCACTTGTCAGTGCGCGTGCGTAGTGCTGCTGAGCGCGTGATGCGTACTCGATTTGCCGGAACCGTCCGTCCAACTGCTCTGCGGCTTGCTTCTCAGCACCGCCAGTTTCGGGGATCGCATGCAGGCTCGGAGGCTGCTGCTCGATCTGGCCGGATACGTTCGACACGTATTGGCCAGTCTGATCCAAGACAAGACACGGACGCTTTCCGCCCGGATCTTGCTCACGCTGACGCTTCACATCTTCATCCCATTGCTGGGGATCAGATGGATCGGAAAAGCGCAGATCCTCATCGATCTGGAGTCGCTGATCCCTTGAGGCTTCCAGCGCCTCTTGATAGAGACGCTGGGCCTCTTTGAGTGCGTCTGTCATAGGTTTACGGCGTCTCTCGACGTTGGTAAATGGTCGCGCAGTCGAAACGTGCGCTATTGGGGCGCAGCTTATCAGGAAGTCAAGCGCAGCGCAATACTGTTGAAAGTGCCATGCTGGCTATATCGCCAGCCCTTGCGCTGATGATTGGCTGAAGTCATAAGATGGTGATGCTTTAGCCGCTCGCCTTGCGCCTTCGCAGGCGTATCTGATCGCGTCAATGACGTGGTTGTCCTTGTCTTTGAGCTTTGGCAGGATCAAACCAGTCAGTGAATCAACCTCGTAGCTGTACGCTGTTAGCTCTTGGATGGTGTGAACGCAACGGGGGTGAACGACGATGTCAAATGACCGAAGGAACTCGATTCCTTCCTCAAGACTCCTTGCACCTTTGATTGCGGCCAACATCTTTGGGAATCCGTGCCGCTGCATGTAGCTGATGGTTTCCGGCCTGGCTGAGTCTGCAATCGTCGGCCATTTTTCCGCGTCTGGAATAGATCGGAACAAGTCAGGCAAGAAGTCAACCTCGCAGCCAACTCTGTACGCCTCATGGCTGATGTACAGAGTGCGGCCAACAATGGAACACTGAACAAGGACTGACGGGTCGATGCTGAACCCCCAGTCTGCGCCCTGCCTCAATATCCATGACGGATCGTTCTCAAACTCTTCAACGCGCCAATTCTTGAAGACTCGCGCCTCGCTGTTTTGTCGATACTTTCCGCACCAGACGTGAGCATATTTGTCTGGGTCGCGCTTCTTGTCGTACTCCATTTCCTGGCGCAATTCGTCCGGGAACTCTGGGTTATCCCAATAGTTCACCTCGACAACCGCAGCGCCAGGCGGCAGAACATCGCCGCGCAGCAACTTGTCGATTGGGTCGCTGGCTTGGTCAGGATTCCAGCTAAACCAAAGTTGTGAACCCGGTTTACGGATGGTTGGCCGAAGCAGAGTCAAGCTCTTGTCGCTTGCTGCTTGCGATTCTTCAAACCATGCACGGTCAAAGCCTTCCAGAGACTTTATCGAGTCCGCTGTGTGGTTCTGCATACCCTCGAAGATCGTCACGCCTCCATGCTTTGACGTTATCCGTCGGTCTTGAATCTCGAAGTAATACCCCGCGTTGTATCGCTGGATTTTCCCCTCCAACAGCTTCTTGACGGAGAACTCAAGGGATTTCAAGGTTTCGCGCAGACACACGAAATCCATTTTTCCTTCGATGTTCTCGCGCAGCCACCTCTCGCCAAAGTAGTGCGACTTACCAGACCCACGGCCACCGTGAGCGCCGATGTATCGATGCTCACCCTCTAGCGGAAGGTACGCTTCAGGGACGCGAATCCGTAGTTCGTTCACTTTTCAGCCTTCACCACTTCAACAATGATTTTCTGGAAGATGTGCTCGCCATTCTCGCCAGGGCCTTTAACCGTCATTGGCAGAGTTTTCCCAACAAGCGTCATGAACGCAGATGCTGTTCTAGGGTCTTGCGCTCGCTCTGTCAGGTACTCCACGCCACCAGCGTTTGCTAGAGCATCAAGGATCTGCTCCTTTAGCTCTCGCGTCACCTTGTTTGGCGTACCGGCGACGCGGCCACCTGTCTTTTGGCGCTTTCTACTATTTTCTACTTTAGATGTGGTCATCCTTATTCCTTCTCTAGCTCTTTGCACTTGGCTCTGTATGTGTCTCTGATGTGCTTTAGGTCTTCGATGGTGTAGTGCTTGGGGGATTGGTCCCGTTCAAGCCCTTCAACAAAAGCAAGTCCATAACGGGCAACAAGACCAATCCTGTAGTCCACAGCACGGCCAGACCCGTATCGGTTGCATTGCTTTCTTTGAGCATGAGCATTACGTTCATCGAAACGCAAATGAGGTGCGCTGCCAACACTGCGGTAGTGACCGCAATCAAACGCCCCCCCAACATCACCGTCACCCAAATGTGAACCGCAACATACGCAAGGTTTGCCGCTGTCGCGAAGGCGAATGAACCTATTGAACTCACGTTGAGCCTCCTTTATCCAATCTGAACGGGTCTTGAGTTTTTCTCGCTTGGCTCGGTCTGCCTTGCGCTGTTCCTGGCGCTGCTTTGTCTCTGCCTGCTCCTTCTTGGCCCTGGCGATCAGTAGCCCGCACTCTGGTGAGCACCAGCACTGAAAAGGCCTAGCAGGAGAAAACACCACGCCGCAGCCTTTGGCTTTGCACTTCTTTTGTTTCATATCAGATCCATTTGCCTTGGGTCTTTTGTGTGTTCTGATGGCTTCACTTTTGACAATGAATGCTCGACAAAACCAGCCAGCTTTGCGCATTTTGGCCCCCATGCTTGCGGGCCTGATCTTGTCATGACAGTAACAGACGGGGCAATCAAAGGTTTGCCGCAGCGAACGCATTTCACTCAACCGCACCTTGCAGATATTTCTGCGGCATCTTCTTGAGCGAGTCCACGCGGGTCAGGTAGCTCATTCCGAGAAACGGCCATTGAATTGGAGCAACCTTGACGTGCCCTGTGTCGGATGACTCAAGGGCTATCACTTCGATGGTGCCGTGCTGGTATTTGCGGCCTTGGCGGATCATGCGTAAACCCCGCTTTCTTCCAGCGTTGGGATCTTGTGCATTGCACAAAAGGCGAGGCTGTACTCAATCAGGCTGGCACCACGTCGAACGCTCATCAAGGCGGTTGACTCGCGAATGTTGATGAACTCGCCCTCAAGACCTGGAACAACTTCGGTTTCCTCTTTCGTTGCCACGGCATGACCGGAGACAAGCAGAACCTTCCATTCCTTGGCCGTGCGAGGCTTACCCATCCATTTGTGACCTGACTTTTCAATGTCGCCGCAGATGGCGTGGAACTTCTTGTTCTGTGAGTCTCGGCGCGTTTCTTCCTCTGCCTTGAGGATCACGCGCTTACCGGCCATCAGGAGGGCCTTGGCTTGCGCTAGAACCTTCTCGGCGGCAATTGGCAACTGCTGCGCGTTGTATACGGTTGTACGCATCACCGCCCCCTCTTAGACCAGTAGACGCACACAGCCAGCATTTGCAGGGCTCCAACGATCCAGCCGGAAGCAAATAGGATTTGGGTTGTCGTTGGGATCATTCCTTGCCCCTTATTTGTGAATAGGTCATGCCGTTTTTGTCCAGTAGCGAGCGGGTCAACTTGTTAGCCGCTCTTACACGTTCGGCGTACTCCGGGCCCTTGTTGCGGGCCAGTGTTTCGTAGGCGTGTTTCTGGCTTGCCGTGTCCATGCGACGGATGGCCTTGGCCGCTTCGTGGATCTCAAGGCACTCGGCCTTGTGTGTTTCTGTTTCAGTCATGGAGCCTCCACAACAATCGCGCCGGTCTTGCAGCGCAAAGCCTGAACAATGCGCATGTGCGTCTTTTCCTGGCATTGCAGGTACTCAGCCATGGTCACGACCGTCAGCACGTCTTCCCACAGCTCTACCAGCCCACGAAGATCAGCCAGTTCGTGTGCGTACAGCGTTTTTGACTTCGTGGCCTTTTGACGGTCAAGCAGCGCCTCGATGACGTTTTGCATCCCTCTGGCGTAATCAGTCGCGCCCTTCATCACCTTTGGCATCGTCGCAAACGTGTCGACCATGTTGATGACGTCGAAGATGGCTTGCCAATCAGCCTTTGATGCGATGCCCTTTGACGCGTTGTCCACGGCCAGCTTGACGGGATCCGCGAAGTCCTCCCGATCAACCTCAGCCAGCAGACGTTGCCCCATCACCGCGACTTTCCAAGACACTGGGTTGACGTGCTTTGGCTTGTACTTCTTGCGGGGCTTGCTCATGCTGGCCTCCACGAGAAAACAGATGACACCGCGTTTTGCTTCCAGTGCAGCCCGCGATCAATGGAGTAAATCGTCTTCTCGCTCACGTCAAACTCGCGGGCAATGTGTGTTTTTGGGATGCCTTGCGCCAGCCTTTGACGGATGATTTCGACCTTCTCAAGGTTCAGCTTCGCCCATCCCTGAGCAACCGCTTTCCTGCGCCTGGCGTCAATTTCCATTGCAACGTTTCGGCGTCCGGTTGAGTAGGCCCGCTTCAAGATACGAGCACGGCTCACAGCCTGGATGTGTTCAGGATTGCAGCAATGCGGGTTGTTGCAGTCATCAATTGCTGTGACCACATAGCCTTTGCTGATCGTTCCGCCGTTAGCTACATAAGCAATTCGGCGCACCATTTGCCCACCCTTCCCAAGGTGGCACATCTGGGGCTGGTTCTTGTTGTTGATCGATTGCGTCCAAATCCAGCATTCGTCACAGACCTTGCAACGGTCCTTGATCTTCTTCAGTAGGTATTCGTCTTTCATACCAAATCCCCCGCTATCAGTGCCAAGGCCGGTGAGGCCATGAGTCGAAATTGACGGGATTCTCTCCCATCGTTCCGACAAACTGGTGTGTGTCCTTGTCAAGCCAAAGGTGAATCAATGGCTCGTCCTCCCCATTGCGCTGCTTTGCGCAAATCAGCAAGGCGTCAGGCTCGGTCAGGTCATAAGGCTCGCCGCGCTTAATCGCTGCTTCCTTTGGCTTGTTTCGCCAATGGATGAGCATGTTGTCGACCTGATCGGTGATGGCCCCTGAGCCCTTAGCGTCAAATTTTCCTGGCGTCTGCCCTTCGTTCTGCAACTTCTTGATGTGGTGGATCAAGTGAATGTGCATGTCGTGGTCTTTGGCAATCGCGCAAAGCTCATCGACCAGATATTTCTGCCCATTGTAGTCATCCTCTCCACGAACACACTTCATGAGCGAGTCAATGAACATGTGCTGAATGCCTAACTCTTTTGCGCAATACCTGGTAACAGCGATGATCGTTTCTGGCTTCACGGTGCCTTGCTGGTCATACAGCCAAAGCCGCGAATCAGTCCAACCAGAAAACTGCCGAATCACATCTTTGTAGCCTTCGATGATGTCTGGATGATCGCCGATGCGCACTTGAGACTGCCCAGACCACTGCCTAGACATCCGTTCAAGTGTTTTGCGAGGCTTCATCTCAAACGAAGCGATGCAAACTCGCTGGCCTTGCCCCATTAGGGATAACGCAGCCTGCCCAGTTACTAGGGATTTCCCATGGCCGTTTATCCCCGCCCAAAGCGTCACTTCTCCCCGCCTAAACTGGAAAGCGTCCTCAGCTTTTTTCCACGGCAGGTATGCCACCTGCTCAAGGTTCGGCGTGAACATCCAGTGCAGCATGTCTTCAACATAAACACTTGCGGGCTTGACCTTTTGTTGCGCTTCGGTTTCCTCCAAGTACAGAGAAAAATCGATGTCGTCAGGTTCGATTACTGCGGCCATACGCACTTCTCCCCTTCAGCGCTCAAGCGCAAGGCTTTGGTGATGTTGACCCTGTTTGGGTTTGACACGTCAAAGCAAAAGGCCTGGACAACTTTGGCCCCAGCTTTGAAGCAAGCCCGAGCCATTTTTTCCGTCAATTCGCTGTCAGGACCGTTTACGTAGACCATCCCGATACCGGCGAGGCACCGTAGATCCAGCAAATCGGGCGATAGCGCGTCTTTCTCGTCCATGTGAAGGTCCACGTACCGGCTGGACTTTTCAGCGTACTGGCGGGCCCACTTCTGCATCGGCAGCATTTCCACAAAAACCGACGACGGCTTTTGACCTGCCTTGCGCATCCTCACGATGTTGTCGACTCCGATCATCAGATGCCCCCTTTGAACATCGTCGACCGCGCAGACACAGCGGACTGCTGGACCTTTGCCGCCTCGTCCTTTCTGGCCTGGATGACCTTGCTGGCCCATGGCCACGACTTGCCCTTGTCGACCGCTTCACGGCAAACCTCGAAAATCTCGTCGTCCCCGTACCCAGCATCGAGCAAAGCCCTGAGCATTGGGTCGTGAGGGTTCACGCCTTGCAGCTTTGCCTCCTGGCGAATCCGTTTGCACAGAAGCCCGATCCGGGTTGTTCTGACTTCGGTTGCGACAGCAACATCAGCGCAAGCAACGGCGTCGCCACTGTGACGCGTGTTCCCTTCCTTTCCTTCCTTTCCTTCCTTCCTTCCGCTTTCACGCGTCACGCACGCGTCAGTTTTTTGAGGTGGTTCTGGAATGTCGGAGGATTGTTCGCGGTTGTTGATGACTTGGTGACGCGTGAAACCTGGGATAACGGCATAAACGCGGCCGTCGACCTCGTACAACTCAACCATCCCAGCGTTTACCAACTCGTCACACAGCAATGACACGTCACAGTCGTCTGCTGGCAGGTAACGCATCTTGAGTGTCTTGGGTTTCCACTCGAAACGACCTTCACGGTCTGCTTCACACCACAGTGACACGTAAAAGAGGCGTGCAAGCGGCGTCAATGACACGATGTCTTCGGATGTGAAAAACTCTGGCTTGATCGTGCGAATTCTCGACATATTTTCTTTCCGAGCGACTGATGCCCGTTAATTTTTGGATTGATCAAGCGCATTGGCCTGATCTCTTGCTTTGATGTAGGCCTCGTGGGCCTCAGTCGCTGTTGCGAACGAGCCAAGGAACTTCGTTCTTCCGTCTCTACGGATGTAAGACTTGAACCTTCCTGATGACTTCTCGGTTTTGACCCCAAGAAGGCCCGATACATTCCTCTTTGAGGGCTTGTGTCGGTTTTGATTGTTGATCATTACCGTGGCCTCCCTGAGGTTTTCAGGCCTGTTATCGAGCCGATCCCCGTTTATGTGGTCAATCACGCTTGAGGCCCACCTGAGATGGTGGATCGCGTACACCACTCGGTGAACATAGAAGCATCGCTTGTTTATGGAAACGACCTTGTACCCGTGGCGGTCCATCTTGGATGCCTCAACGCCAACGTGTTGGTTTCCGCGTCTTACCTTGCGAAGAAGCGCGCCTCGCTCGTCGACGAAAAACAGTCGACACAACTCATCAATTGGGTGCTCGTTCATCTGCATCCTTCTGCCCTATGGTGTGAGGGCGTTGGCCCTCGCCTAGGAAGGAGAAACGAGTGTGCATTGCACTCGCCCTCACGCCGTAGGACAGAAGACCTTCCTTCGATGTGTCGCCTAGCTCTCGGCCAAGATCGCTAGGGACTCGCTTTGCCAGCATTGCGCCGGATGCCTGATTTTACCCCAACTTGGAGTTTTTGAGTATGGATCGGTTCATCGGAGAAGACTTCATTCCATGAATGAACCCAGCCGCTTGGGCTTGCTGCTCTGGTGTGCCGTTTTGCATCTTGTCTTCCCTGATCGCTGAGTGTCGCTCACTGATGCGATTTGCCCTTGAAACGTCAGACATATCAACAGTCGGCTCGTAGTCTTTGGAGAATGGGTTAGTCATTTCATGCCCTTCACATAATTTGGCTTTGGAGATCCGTTAGACGATGGATACGGGGCAAAAGCAACGCGCTTGATTAACCCTCGGCTGATCGCTTCTTTTGTCACATCCCCCCACCAACGGTCATCAGGTGGAGTCTCGAGCTTTGAGCCAATGCACCGCCTTGCATGGTCTATCGTGAAAGGGTGGTTAACCCGTTTGACGTAGGCCATCAGGCATCGGTAGGCTTGTAGTTCCAATTCTGGTTTGGTCATTTTGATGCCTTAGAACAAGCCATCCTGAATTTCCGCGTCAGATTCATTTGCAAATCTTGTCTTTGCGTGCATTAGATTTATTTTGGCTTGCTTGAAATAGCTGTCCTTCAACTCTGCGCCAATTGCCTTCCGCCCCAATGAAACAGGGCTAAACACCTCAGAGCCAACGCCCATGAATGGCGTAAAGACAACTTCGCCGGGGTTGCTGTAAAGCTCGACGATGCGGTCAATCACATCAAGCTGCAACGGGTGGACGTGCTTTTCGTCGTCTTCTTCTTTGCTGTCACGAAACGGCAGGACGTTGTCAATTCGGATGTCATCCCAAACGCTGGAGGCGTACCGCTGCCAAATGTAGTGGGACAGCTTGTTCGACTTCGGGTCTTCGTGATCGTAGAAGTTTGCCTTGAGGTAGGCCCAAAGTTCGTCTTCCGTGAACTTGGTTTCGTTGGCGTTGTTCCACGCCTGCAGGATGTTTGGCAGGATTGGCGTGGCGCCAAAGTAGCGCTTCAGACCTTCAGGATGCGTGACCGGAACTTCGTTGTCGCCGCGCTTGGTCATGATGATCATGTAGTCAGGCATGGCCGTGAAACACTGCGTCGAATCTTCGACGATCAATTTGTGCATCAGGCTCTTGACCATCGTTCTCATGCGGACCTTCAGCGGCTCCTTCCAGATCGTGACCCGGTTGCGGTACTGGAACCCGTGCTTTTCATGGATACGGATGATCTCGTGCGGGAAGTCCCACAGTCGGCAGGCGTTGTCGAAAACGTCAGTGCAGTGGACTGCCGTGATGCGGCCCGGCTTGGTGACTCGGGCGATCTGATCCACCAAGTATTCGTACTGGGCGAGGAACTGCTCCCGCGTCTCGCAGTTGGACATGTCCCGATGGTCTGAGCTGTAGTTGTAGAGCCCGCAAAAAGGCGGGGAGTACACCGACAGATCGACGGAGTTGTCAGCCAGCGATGAAACCACGTCAACGCAATCACCGTTGTAGATGGCGTAGTCGGGTGTAATGATTTGGTCTTTGACGTTCATTTCAGAAATCCAGGTTGTTGAATGGTTTGGTTGAAATCTTTGGTGACGTGCGTGAAGTCACGGTTCGCCGCTTGGACAAGGTTTCCGTAAAGCTCGATGGCCTTTTCGGTCTTCTGCTCAAGTGCCTCCATGACGCGCTCTTGGCCTTCGCTGATCACCATGTCGCATGTGACTTCGTGCTGTTGGCCAAAGCGCCAGAAGCGCCGGATGGCTTGGTAATACTGCTCATAGCTCCACGTTGGGAAAAAGACTGTGTGCTGGCAGTGTTGCCAGTTCAGCCCCATCGAAGTCATTCGTGCCTTGGTGATCAGTCGATTGATGTCGCCACGGGCGAACGACACCAGAATCTCCTCCTTCTGGTCAATCGACATGCCGCCGATGATCTCGACGGCATCACGATCCAGCGACGACAGGAGGGCGCTTTCTTCGTTCAGGTTGCACCAGTAGACAGAGGTCTTGCCGCTGGCCAGCTCGTAAGCCTTTTCGCATCGCTCAGATACGGTGAGCTTTTGCTCCTCTCGAACCTCGGTCATTGTCTTGGCTGGCATTGCAAACAGTGCGGCCTGATCGTCAATCACCCATGTGCTGTCATTGCGAACGATGTGCCGGTTTGTCGTCAAGGGTGGAAGGTCATACCCGGCGTCGGAGAACCCGAGGTCTGACGGCTTTTTGACCATCACAGACCACTGATTCACCCACGCGAAGAAGTCGCGTTCAGCATGAGGCTTGAGATAGAACTTCTCGCCGATGTTCCGATTGTTGCTGTCCACGCTGTTTTGGTTCGATTTGAAGAACTTGGTCAGCATGTCCATGTAACCCATGTAGCCTAGGGCTTCTGAGCTGTTGCCGAGTTCAATGAAGTCGTTAGGGCTTGGGGTGGCCGTGGACAAGAAGCGGTACCGCACTTGTTTGATGAACGCGACGATTTGGTCACGCGTCTTGCCTGCGAAGTTTTTGAGTATTGATGACTCGTCAAGCATTACGCAAACGAAGTCAGATGGATCCAAAAGGTGCAAACGCTCATAGTTGCACACGACGATCTTGTTGGAAAAGGTGCCGTCTTTGCTATGTCCGATGTCGTCAATCCCTATCTTCTGAGCCTCGTCGATAAACTGGAAGGCAACAGCTAAAGGAGTAAGAATAAGCACTCGCTGGTTTGTCTTTTGCACGACATTCCAGGCAATAGACAATTGCATCAATGTCTTGCCAAGTCCGGTATCGCAGAACAACCCCATTCGTCCTTTTCGTACGGCCTTGGTTATGATGGCCTGCTGAAAGTTGAACGCACATTCAGGCATCCATATTGGGTCGAATCCAAACTCGCCCGTGCTGTGCTTTTTGGTTGATATGAATGTTTCGTAGTCCATGACTCTCCTTTTGTATAAAAAGCCCGATCACCGAATTACTTAGTGCCCTCTACGACGACTAGGTTAGTGGTTGATGGCGACCGGGCGCAAATCACATTTCAGATCGGAAGATCTTGACAAGCCAGTTTTCCAGCTTCTTGACTGGCACCCGCACAGATCCACCGCGGTAGTGCGTGATGACAAGCCAATCGCCTTCTATGCTGGCGCTGATTTTTTGGGTTTTGAAGATTTCCATGCCGCTATCGTGTCCGGTTTGTCTGATCTAGTCCAATTGGTTTTGTCTATCGGTTGATAGATGCGATTGAAACAATCAATTAGACGGGCTGGTGATGTTCCGGCAAAGTTCAGTCATCGCAACACGAAACGACAGACAACATG